CAATACCAGCTACAAAAGTTTCAAAACCTACAGCTGCACCTGCTAAATTTACAGTGCCTGTGCCTGTAGTTGTGGTCGTCTCTTTGACTCTATCGTTTACAGCAACCATAATGTGGCTCCTATCCTAAACGAATTATCTCAGATCCACCACCAGCTGTTGGAAATTGAATTGTGAATGTGCCATTAGACGCTGTAAAGTCACCACCAAACGCTAACACAACAACAGCATCGTCAGTCGGAGCACCACCATCTTGTCTATAGATCAAAGCACCATTTGCAGTAAATGATGCACTTGTCCAAGATACATCTGCAAAATCAACAAACGCTGTTGTACCAGACAATGTAACAGTTGGAGAAGTTAAAGCTTTACCTCCTGCAGAGTAAGCAGCTCCTGATGAATTTGTTACTTCGTTTGAAGATGAGTATGCAGTAGTTGCAGCTCCTAAACTTGCTGAAGAAGTATATAGCGCAATGTAATAAGCGACACTTCCTGTGCCATCAAAGTCGTGATTTCCTTTTAGTAGCTCTCTTTTAAACACACTACAAACTGCTTGTGATATTGCCATAATATTCTCCTATTAAGGGTTTGCAGACGGTATAGGAACACGTAAACTTCCGTCCCTATATTCATCTCTTCTTTTCTTACCTAATTGTTCTTGTGCAAGTGATTGTAATGCTTCTTGGTAAGAAGCTTCGTACACTTGTTGATCGTTCGGCGCTTTCAAGAACTTAAACGCTTCACATAAGCAGGCATATAATAAAACATTAGGGGCATTTACGCTGACCCATGTTTGAGTATTACCAGT